TTTTTTTTTTTTTTTTTTTTTTTTTTTTTTTTTTTTTTTTTTTTTTTTTTTTTTTTTTTTTTTTTTTTTTTTTTTTTTTTTTTTTTTTTTTTTTTTTTTTTTTTTTTTTTTTTTTTTTTTTTTGTTTTTTTTTTTTTTTTGTTCAAAATCACCGTAATCACCGTAATCAAATGTATCACCATTGAAAACATTGCGAAAAACTGCTCTCGGCTGATTACACCTGATTACGTTTGATTACACTTCTCTGGGTGAAACAGCTATATAGAGGACTGTTGAACCGCCTCACCTCTTGGTTTAGATTGTTGGTAGACCACAAACGAGGTTGATATGGGCAATCTGGAAAAGAAGATCGAAGAAGAACACGGGCGGCAGCTAACCAACCGCCAGAAAACTTTTGCTCGACACATTGTCGAAGGCATCTATTCGAACGCAGAGTGTGCAAGGAAGGCGGGGTATTCTGCCGAGGTGGCGAACGTCTCTGCCTCGAAGCTGCTCAATGGTCGGGACTACCCGCACGTTCTCGAGTATATACAGGAGCTGAGAGACGAGCGGGAGCGGCGTTATGGTGTGACCCAGATAGGTCAGCTTGAGCGGCTGCACAAGCTGTCACTGGGGGCAGAGGAGGCGGGACACTTTTCCGCAGCAATCAACGCGGAGAAAATCCGCTCGGCCTTGGGTGGTTTGACCATCGACAGGCGCGAGACAATCAACACAATCGATCAGCTTTCTCGGGATGAAATCACGGCTCGGCTTGCTGCTTTGCAGAAGCAATACCCACAGGCTTTTGTGATCGATGCCACGGCGGAGGATGTGACAGATGAGCAGGGGACCAGAGGCGAATTTTTGGAACACATTGAGAGCGAACCTACCAAAGAATAGCTTTGCTACCCGAATAGAAAACAAGCACGGCGGCGGTGTTCCTGATGTCCATATGGTATGGGACGGGCTACCCCTTTGGATGGAATTGAAGGTAGCTAAATCTAACGCAGTCAACGTAAGTCCCCATCAAATCGCGTGGAATATGGCATATTTTGCTCGAGGTGGGCTGAGTTTCTACTTAGTAAAGAGGTCCGTGGAGCGTGATATACTTTTATTTGGGGCAGATCAGGGGCCAGAATTGGCGCGGGGCGGCATCTCTGCGGCTCAAGGCGCGAGTTTCGAGGGTCCTGCGGCTCTTTTCGCGCACCTTGGTGGGGTTTTGCGCGATCACTATACCGCTAAAGTTGCGCGGTAGCCCTGCGGCTCTCGCCGCGCGGTTTTCGGACCGAAGGTCCTGGTCCAAGGTCCGCAGGGCCGTGGACCTAGATACTGTGCCGAGGAACGAGGCTCATTTTTAGTAGGGTAGAAAGGGAGCCGAAGCCCCCATTCTGTTTACCGTGACCACCACTCACCGAGGTCTGGTTCGTGTACATCGACGATTGGTTCTTGTAGGTATGCGTCGATACCTGCTGTTGATTTCAGTTTCCATTGTTTGGCTGCTTCTTGGGCGGCACCGTACGATGACGATGCCTCCACTTCGATTGTGCCTTTTTTAACGTGTACGCATGTGTAATGTTTCATTAGAAAACCTCTCCTGTTTCTTCACCCCATTGTGATCGAGGGGCGAGCATCTGCCCACCCCCGTTGTATTCTGTACCGCAGCTAAAGCATTCATTTGCCCAACTGCTGTCGCAATATACTTCTGTACCGCAGCCGCAATCGACGACGGTGATGGTGCGTGGGCCGTCAGCCCACTGCTCTGTTACTTGTCTGGTTGGTCTTACGCGCATAGCTTGTACTCCTTTTCGAATGTATCGAGACATGTGAGTGTAAAGACCTCGTAGTCCCCGAGTTGTGCAACGATCTCTGCTTTGTAGACTAGGTACTGAGCGTAGTTGCGTTGACTGACGCCCCAGTAACGGTAGCCGCAGACCTCGAGCAGACCGTTGATCCGCTCTCGTGTTGTTGTTGTGGCCCACCCTGCTAGTGTGAAGCAGATGTCGCCGTGGTCGTTACGCCATGCGATGCGGTTGTTGTGTAGCCAGACGGTCTGTCCGTCAGTATGCGTCCTCGCAGCTTTCGCTGGCACCCCACGGTAGAACGCGTTCATTATCTTGGATGTCTCTCTTCTCATCTTCAATCTCCTGTCTGAATTGTTGTATTGCTTCTTCTCTTGTGTATCCGATGTATCGGCGGGTCATGAGCGACCCACCGACGATCTCGGACAGCACAAGCATTCCACTGTGCCGTACGATCTCAACTATCATTTGACATCGAAGCCTACGGTTATGTCACCGATCACATCGATGACCTTCTGTCTGAAGTCGCTGTCATCCTCACGACGACCAAGCCACTCTTTCAGTTCGCCATCCTCGGCCTGATACTGAAGCTGTACGTCGATCATACCGTCGATCTCGTGTGAGTAGTCGGTGATGTCGAAGTGGTATTCGGACAGACAGAAGTGATATCGCATCCACTCCGCGATCTTCTCGTCGAGATCCCCGTCAAATGTGCCGAGGTCGTCGCGGAAGTTAGCAAGTTTCTGCTCGATCTTGGGTTCGACCAACGCCCAGATAGCGTCGGCCAGTTTGGTTTCGAAATCATTAGTCATCATTGTTTTCCTTCTTTTCTGATTGAGTAATGTGGGCGGCAAGGTTCCACGCCATGCCTGCCGCTGTAGTAAGATGTGCTCGGTCGTCAGCGTGGTGACGGTTGATCCAAGCCATCAGCTCATCCCAATCGTATGGTGTATGAAACAGTCCGATTGGTTTGATTTCCATTATGCGTTCTCCTTTGCTTTTGCTTGCAGTTTGACTTTGTACTCGACCACTTCGTCGAAGCGTGACTTGTCGTACTCTGTATTCATGTGCATCGACTCGAATGCTTTGGTTAGGATGTTACGGATGTCCCGATGTAGACACTCTTCGTATGACCAACTGTCGTTATCGATGTACTCGGTCAGCACTCTGTCCAGAACCTTGAGGTCGTGGATAGTGAACTCACATCTGACAAGAATCTCTTCAGTTGGAACGTATGAATACTTAGCCATTTCTTTTTCTCCTTAGTTGAATGACGTACACCACATGGACCGCATGCGATGTGCCGACCCACTGCCGTCTCACGCAATCGCGCCGACGAAGGAGGGAATCGTCAAGGAAGTTTAGCAGAGCGGCGGTTGACCCTACGTCACAGGGTTCTGGATGCAACGTCACTTTGTCCAAGACCAGAAGCCCAGACCCAGACTTGGGCAAAGTGACGTGGCGTACAGGTTCGTGTGATGTTGGGTTAATCGTAAACTTCCGACCCCCGAGGAACGAGTGGGGTTGACGACGCATTGGGTGATATGGCCTCCCGGAGGGACAATCGCGCTGCGGTGCACCATGTGTGTGTGAACCAACATTAGCAATCCGTCGAAGTCACAAGTCACGACGATGACCGAGGACCAGGCAGCTTTTGTGTAAGCAAAAGTGCAGGGCCGACAGGCATCGCCGTAGACTGTCCGTGACTTAACGACGGTTGCGGGCAAGGAAAGAGTTTACCTGCTACGGACGCTGACGGTGCAAGGTTCCAGTTGTTCTACCCTTCTCTATCGCTACGCTCGGGGGTTACTCCTGCTGTTTGCCACGGTGGCAGGGTTCGGGTGCCACCCGTGACCCCCCTTTATGCGGGGGTGGTGTCGGTGCAACTCTTCTATAGTATTGGTTTTGTAAATTCATTCGGGTGTAATTCCATTGGGACCCCTATGCCCCTCCAAAAATCGGGGTTGTAATTTCATTCTACTTGTGCTCTACATACAAGCATGAGTATTTCTAACGCACTTCACCTCTGGACCAAGGTCCGCCCGTACGCGGATTACCCGTGTAGAACCATATCAACACGTTTGTTTGCAGCGGAGAAACATGGTAAGATTAAGCACTATTACGATGGCTCGAGGTACATGGGTTTTGTAACTTGGGGTTGGTTTACTGAAGAGGAGGCGTGGACCTTGGAGTATGGTCCGTCGGTCTTTTCGAGGGAAAGTGGGGACGTATTGCGGATTGTTGATATGATAGCGCCAGGTGGGAATCGGGACGTGTTTTATATTGGCAAGGATATCCGTTCTCATTTAAGTGTGTTATATCCTGAAGCGAAGGTTGCGTATGCGCAGCGTCGAGGACGGGTTGGAAGTTTTGCTCGGAGGGACTGATGAAGTCTGGAAATCCATTAAACTATATGTTGTTTCCTTGGATGGAGCCTTGGACATGGATGAAGCGTGGGGATCCGCCCAGCAGTGATCCGCCCGACGATCCGCCTGATCCTGACCCTGGCATGACGCCTGTTCCAGACGAAGATATTATTATCACGTTGCCTCCGACTGTTGATGACCCTGACCCAGATCCTGAGGTGATTATTCCAGCGGACCCTGATGAACCTATCATTTATTTTCCGCCTGACGATGATCCGCCCCCACCGCCACCGCCCCCTGCTCCTCCACCTTGGGAGTTGGAGTATGAGACGAGTCCTAATGGTGATGTTTATTTCTATGACGAGAACGGCGTAAAGAAGACTGTAGCTGGTGAGAACTGGGGACCAGGTAACATGTCGGACGAGCTGGCGGATTACTTGGATGATACGGGGCACCCATGGGGTTCTACGGACGAGAGTGACCCGAGCAACATTTCTGATGCGACGAAGGATGCGATTAACGCTGTTCTTTTGGACATTGTGTTGAACGGTGG